TTACGCGGCCCTCCGGCGGTATCGGTTGAGGACGGCCAGCTCGGCCAGGGTGAACCCGTTGAACGCGTCGGAGAAGCTCACGACGCCGGTGGCGTACTTGAGTCCCTCGGGGTTGGCCAACATGCGCGCCGAGGCCATGAGGACCACGGCGTCCACGCCGGGACGGGTGGACCCATCGGCCTTGAGGTGAGCTCCGCGGGTGTAGGCGTCGCACATGGCCAAGGCCATGGTGACGGCCTGGGTGGCCTGGGCCATGAGCGCGGTGTCGGTGGTGTCGGCCCCGAGCCACTTGACCAGATCAGTGTTGGTGACGGCCATCTCGGCCTCCTGTTCCTAGTGGAAAGGCCCCGGCCGGAGGAACGTGACAACCTCCGGCCGAGGCCAGTTCATGGGCCGATCAGGCCGCGGTGAGGACCGTGACGGCCTCCGGGTGCAGGAGGCCGAGATCGTAGCGGGTGACCACGCGGATGGCCTGCTCGTCGTAGTCGGCGTAACGCTCCGAGAGGACCGTGACGCTCGGCTGGAGGTCGCGGACCACGGCCACGTTGCTCATGTCCACCAGCATGGCCTTGCCGGTGGCCAGCTTGTTGGTGACGATGACCGGGACGCCGAACAGGGTGCGCTTGCCCTCGGCCGTGAGGTCCGGCGTGATGAGGTAGCGGCCATCGGCGTCCTTGATCTTGCTCAAGGCGTAGAAGTCGGCACCGGAGATCATCCAGTGGGTCGGCGCGATCTCATGCGAGGCGGCGACGGCCAGCGCGTCCAGGAGCGAGTCCGGCTCGGTCACGTCCAGGACGCCGGTGGAGACGCCGGTCTGGTTGATGAGGCCGGTGACGGTGTTGGCCGCGCCGTCGCCACCCAGGAGCGCGTCGTCCAGCTTGTTGGCCACGTCGGTGACCAAGCGCTGGCGGAGAACGGCGTCCAGGCCGACGACGCTCTGGCGGGCCAGTTCGTTCGAGAACCTGATGAGGGTTTTGATCGACTTGAGCGTGGAGGGCATGAGGTTGATCTCATCGAACTCCACGTCTCCGGCGGGGATGAGCTCGGACTCACCGACCCAGCCGACCGAGGCACCGGCGGTCACCCGCGGGATACGCAGCGGCTCCGAGGAGTCGAAGATCTTGGGTCCGGCGGCCAGGACCACCGAGGCGGCCTCCAGAGGTTGGACCAGGAGGCTGGCGACCTGTTCCTTGAGGAGTGCGCCGTTGGTTGCAGTGGTTTCAGTCATGGGAATGTCTCCAGATATGAAGGGACGGAACGGTTTCCGCGTCTGGAGCACCTGGCCCGCTCTGCGGTGAGAATCTCGCCACCTGGGCGTTACGTCTCACTATATGAGACGGTCCCCGTCCTCGGCAATGAGGACGGGGACCGTTGGGTGGCTCTGTCTAGGCGTTCTGGCGCAAGATCCCGAGCAGATCCACCCCGCTGGAGGCCGAGGCCTTGGCTCCCTGGGCGGCGGCGTCCGGCGCGAACCGGCGCGCCTTGAGGTGAGGCTTGGCGGCCAGGAGCTCCTCAATAGCGGCCTGGAGGGCCTCGGGGCTCTCCAGGTGGGCCGCGTCGAACTCCAGGTCTGCCGGGTCGGCCAGCGCGCCGGTCTGCTCCACCTGGAGCCGGTGGAGCTTGGTCTCCAGGTCCTTGACGCGGGTCCGGTACCCGGCCGACTCCTTGCGGAGCTCCTCCACGTACGCGCGGGGGAACGTGTCGGCGTCCTCGGCGGGCTCCGAGGTGTCCTCATCGGCCTGTTCCTCGGTATCCGAGGCCTCGGACTGTTCCGTCACAGTGACGTTTTCGGGGCTCTGACCTGGGTTTTCCTGGTCCTCGGCCGGGGTTTCTGGTGCCTCGGCGGTGGTGTCGGGACCCTGGTCCTCGGTCTGGTCGGTGGTCTTGTCGTCGTCGGTGTTCACGCGGCGGCCTCCTCGGTCACGTTTGCGCTCTCAGTTGCCGGAGTCGGTCCGGCGGCCGGTGCCTGGGTGGGTCCCTGGTCGGGGTTGTCGATCCCGAGGCGGGTCCGTGCCTCCTCCAGAGTCAGCACGCCTGCCTGATAGAGCTTCACGACGGCGTCGGCCTCCTGGGCCGCCGAGCGGGTGGCGGGGTCGGCCCACTGGACGCGCGGCGAGTAGTCGGTGACCTCTCCGCCGTTCTCCACGGCCAGGATGAGGCGGCCGACCTGTTCCCAGGCTCGGCCGAACACGGCCTGGCGGGCCTCGGCGCGCGCGGTGAGCGCGGCCTCCGCGGCCCGGATGGCGTCGGCCGACGCCGGGACCGTGGAGTTGAGGCCGAGGTAGTGGCCGGGGAGGCCGCTCACCGCGCTGGCCTGCTGGAGCAAGGACCGCATGGCCACGTCATACCCGGTGAGATCCGCGCCGGGGAGCTGGCCGAACTTGCCCTCTGCGGCCTCGTTGACCATCATCCGGTCGGTCTCGGAGACGGGGTTCACCACGTCCACGATGGGCTCCCCGTCCTCATCCAGGACAGGGTCCCCGTTGTCGTCCAGACGCGGCTCCTCGGCCAGCTCCAGGCCGGTGGCCCATCGTCGGGGACGCGCGCCGTACTCCGAGGCGGTCATCATGTCCGCGGTCAGCTTGTTGATCCCGTCCACCACCGGGACCAAGTCGGAGAACTCCGAGACCCCGAACATGTCCAGCGGACGGTCGGCGTTGGTGAGCGGGACGACGGGGACGGCCATGATCGGGTTGTCCACGGTCTGGACCACCGTGGCCGCGGTGATCTGCGCGCCGTCCCCGATGAGGTGCTCAATGCGGTCCGGCCGGTACACCACCCACCGCGTGGCTCCCTCGGTGCCGTCCGGGCGGAGCTCGGTCCACCGCTTGACCGCGGCGAGTACCTCACGGGTACCGGCGTCCCGGAAAACTGCGACCTGGCGGCCGGACTCGATGGACACCGAGGCCTTGCCGTCCGGGCGTGCCCAGACGATGACCGCGGCCTCACCGAGCGCCAGAGCCTCACGGTGGGCCGAGGGAGAGGTCTGGTCCAGATCCGAGCGGACCCAGGCGTCCCAGAGGGTGGCGTCCCGCTTGCCCTGGGCGTCGGTGAATCCGGTGACCCGGAGGCGCTCCGCGATGGCCGAGACGGCCAGCCGCGGGAGGTTGACCGCGATCCGGTCGAACCGCTGGCCGATGGACTTACGGGCCTCCGGGGACAGGTACGCCAGAGGTTGCTCCCCGGCGTAGTACTGGCCGAGGCGATGGAGCGCGGGCGCTCGGACGTTGAGGGCCTGGTCCAGTTCGATGTTGGTGGGTTCGTTCACGGTGTGAGTCTCCTTATGCTGCAAACGATCTGACACGGCGACGCTTGGGTTTACGGGTGGCCCGCCACGTCGCTCGGGAGTGGGCCATGACCAGGCACGCGGCCAGGTCGATCTTGCGGGCGTTGCGCTTGCGGGAGGCCTTGGCCAACCTCATCCCTCGGCCGTCCTCCTGGATGACCGCGGCGGCGATGTGGGCCGCCAGGCGTGGATCTCCCGAGTGGGTCATCCGGGAGTTGGTGGCCGCGCTGTAGAGGTCCCCGGTGGCCGCGGTGAGGCGTGACGGGGAGTGAGGGAACTCCACCACCGGGAGGCTCTCGGCTTCCAAGGCCTGGAGGGTCCGAGTCCAGCGGAACGGGTCCGCGATGATCTCGGTGACCTTCCAGCGCTTGCAGGAGTCCCGGATCATCTGCTCCACCTCGGCCACCGGCACGCGGTAACTCTCGTCGCCGGTCGGTCGCTCCCAGGTCGCCACGACATCGAAGTGAGGTTCTTGGCTCACGGTGCCGACCAAGATCGCGGTGGTGTCGTCGGAGAACGATCCGTCCAGCGCCAGGACCACGTCCACGCCATCGGGGACCCCGACGCCGGTGGAGAGGCCATCCCAGAGTCCCCGAGGCAGGAACGCGCCGTCCTCCTCGGTGGCGAACTGGCAGAGCCGAGCGCGCCGGAACGTCGCCTCACGGGTCTTCGGAGGCAGGAGCGCCACGATGGCGTCCTCATGGAGGTAGTCCCCGAGCGCGGGGTTGGCCAAGGCCCAGCAGTGACGGCAGTCCACAGGGTGGTCAATGAACTCATCGGCGGAGAACTCCCGCCAGACCATCGTGCTGTCGTCGGGGTGCTCGGCGGCGTAGGTCCGTAGATCGGCCAGGACGTTGTCGTGAGGGTTGGGTCCCGGCGTGCCGATGACCACCAGGGAGGACCGCTCCCGCTTGCCCTGGGCGAGGGTGAGGACCTCATAAGTGTCGCGGGTGACCACGCCACCCTCATCCAGGATGGCCAGGGTGTAGTCCAGGCCCTCCAGGCGCTTGGGTTCTGCTGGGAGACAAGAGAACTCGGCGTTACGGCCGGGAATGACCAGGCGCTCCTTGAACACCTGGCACCGGCTGGCCAGCTCGGGGTCCAACTCCACCATGCGGCGCGCGATGCCGAACACGATCCCGGCCTGGCGCTCGTCCACGGCGACCACGCAGATGTTGGCACCCTCGGGGCCGGTGAACAGTTCGTAGACTCCCCAGGCCGCCATGAGCGTGCTCTTGCCCTGTCCACGCGGCAACATCCACCCAGCGGTCCGGGGCTGGACCTCGGCGTCCAGGACCGAGCCGACTAGGTCGATCTGCCACGGCCGGAGCTTCATCGGCTTGAGCGCGCCGGTGCCCTTCGGCGTCTTGATGAACTTCTGGCAGAACGCGGCCAGCCGAGCCGCGCCGGTCTTGCGCGGTCGGAACGGGAGCGGCGTCGGGTCCACCGCGGCCTTGGGTCCAGCCTTCACGCTCTCACCTCCTGGTCTGTGCGTCCCACTATATGAGACGCGTCTACGTTTTGCCTGGTCGCTATACCCCATGGGGGTGTGTAACGCGTTTCGCGGCTAACCGGCGGAGGCTGGCCGGGTCCGGCATGGGGTCCCTCCCCACCCTCAGCGGCCCGGAGAGCGACGTTCACGGCCTCCCGGAGGGTCAGGGTGGGTCGGCGTCGATAGGCGCTCTCCAGGCGCTCCAGGACCACCACGGCCTCCTCACGGGTCCACCGATGACCACGGGAGCGGTTGCACCGGCGGCAGAGGACCCGGAGGTTCTCCAGGCAGTAGACCAGCTCGGGGAACTCCACGACGGGGAGGACGTGGTCCACCTCCAGGCTCCGGGTGGAGCCACACCGCTCACAGAACGGTGAGGACCGGCGGAGCCGAGCCGAGAGCCGGGTCCACCGGGCGGTCCCTTGATGAGCACGTGAGGAGTCTCTGGTCCTTGTTCGTGCCGTGTCGGCCTCACGACGGCAGTCCGAGCACCGGCCAGCGCCGTCGTGAGGCTCACCGCACGACGTGCATGGCCTAAGCAAGGCCACCACGCTCCAGCTCATCCAGCAGCGCGTCGAGCTGGTCCCTCACCACGTTGAGCCAGAGGGTGGGCTGGCCCTCGGTGGCGATGGACGCGATACCCAGGCTCATGTCGGCCATGGCGTCCAGGGTGGGACCGGGGTCCATGCCCGCGGCCACGGTGGCCATGCCCTCCTGGTCGTTGCGGATCTTGCAGTAGAGGTAGGCCATGGCGTCGCGGTAGGCCTGTCGGTTGATCTCGGTCACGGTGTGCTCCTTGATAGTTCGGTTGCTGCCCGGTACTCACGGGCCTCGGCCTCCTCGGCCTGGCGTGCTCGGAGAGCCTCCCGGCCAGCCAGCCACGCGTCCGCGATGGAGGCCAGCTCCTCGGCCCACTCCCGGATGGCGAGGACCTCCTCGGCCGCTGGATCTCCCCGGTGTCGGCGCTTGGGGTCCACGCCAGGGATCGACGGGAGGGCAGGCTCGGCGCTCACTGGTCCATCACCTGCTCGGCCAAGGCCTTGGACTGTTCGGACCGGCCGCGCCGTCGTCGGGGTCGGCCGACGCCGAGCTGGTCACCGAGGCCCGAGCGGGATGTCTCCCGAGGCACGGTGCCGTTGGCGAGGTTGGCCGCGATACGGGCCGCGGCCCGGTTGGGATCTGCCACGTTGAACTCCATCTGTTGGTGGGAGTCCGCCGGGGTCATCGGGTCGGTGGAGGTGGTCATGGTTCAGTCCTCGTCGGGCGTGTCGATGAACAGGTCCTCGGTGGTCTGCCGAAGCTCTGAAACGGGTGTCAGTTCACCGGTCCCGTTCACGTCGATCAATGCCTCCATGGGTCCGCCGTTCACCGAGGCCCAGGCCACCACGGTGTGGGTGGACGAAACTGCTACGTCCGTCCGCCGGACGTAGGCAGTGGTCCCCAATGCTGCCGGGATGACGTTGTTGTAGGTGTTCTTCACGGGGTTGTCCTTCTGGTTGGTCATCCACCACCGTTGTTATCCACCACTCGGGGTCTTACAGACCCCGCGCGGATAGCGCGGATAGTTGCGCGGATGTTGTGCGGATAAGCGTGGATACGCGGATAGGGTTGTTTGTGCTGGTGAGACGGGTGATCTATCCGCGCTAAGGTCCGCGTCGGTTGCGCGGATGGTTTGCGCGGATAGAGCGCGGATAGCTAGGCATCGACTCCCTCCGCCGATGCCTGGAAGGGGAGGATCTTGGCGTCGGTGACGGCGCGGATGATCTCGGCGCGCCCCTTGCCTGGAACGAACTCGACCTCCCCGCGGAGCTTGAGCTTCTCCAGCGCGCCCAGGGCCGCCTCCCGTCGCTTGGTCTCCTCGAAGTGCTTGCGGAACTCGGTCTTGTTCGGGGACATGTCCGCGTCCTGGCGGCCTCGGAGGTACTCCAGAACCTCGGCCTGGAGCGCGGTCTCCTTGGCGGCCTTGGCCTCCTCGGCGGCCGCGTCCACCACGAACGGATCGGCGTGGACCGGGACCATGGAGGTGGGCCAGGTGCCGTTCTCCCGGACCTCCACCTGTTCGATGCGGAACGCCCATCGTCCCGTCTCCGGCCGGTGCTTCTGTTTCGTCGTGGTCATCTCCACCTGGCCGTCCACCGGCGCGTCCTTCTCCAGGTGGAACACCGAGTCCGCGCCACCCTCCCAGGCACCGGCTCCGCGGCCGCTGGTCCCACCCTTGGGCGGGTGATGGAGGACCATGACGGCCGCGCCGGTCTGGGCTCGGAGGTGGTCGGCCTTGTTCACAGCCTCGGACGCGTCAGAGTTGCTGTTCTCCTCCAGGCCGAGCTGGTGGCGCGCCAGCGTGTCCACGACGATGAGCGACGGGCCGAACTCCTTGGCGTAGGCCACCAGCTCGTCCCACGCGGCCGACATGAACGGCGCGGCACCGTTGAGGCCCATGAACCACGGGCGGATCTCGTCGCGGGTGATCCCGTGGTGTGAGAGCCAGGCCTCCAGGCGGATACCGAACGCTCGGCCGCCACCCTCACCGACCAGGTACAGGACCCGGCCGCGCTCGGTGCGGTGAGCACCCCACGGGATGCCGCACGCGATGCACAGCGACATGGCCAGCGCGATGGCGGTCTTGTAGGTGCCTCGGTGCCCGATGAGCATGGAGAGGCCGCCACCGTCCAGGACATCCTTGACCAGCGCGTCCGGTGCCTCGGCGTCCATGAACGCGTCCACCGACATGAGCCGGTCCCGGACCGAGGCGATACCGGCGGCCTCGGCCTTCTTCTGGGCCTTCTCGGCCTTGATCCGTTCGCGCGCCTCGTCGCGGAGCTTCTCGGTCTCGTAGACGCTGGCCTTGTGCTTGCGGAACTCGTCTTTGGCGCGCTTGGTCTGGGCCTTGTGGAACTCGATCTCCTTGGCGACGACGCCGGACACGTCCGCGGACTCGCCGGGGTTGTCGGGGTGGGCCAGAGTCACCTTGGTCACGCGCTCACCTCCGGGCGGAGGATGACGCCGAGGCCGTAGCCGGTCGGCCAGGCCATGGCGGCCACGGTGATGATGAGGATGGTTGTCACGTTGATGAATCCTGTCTGACAGAGGGAGTTTGATCTCTCGGGTTGGTGTCAGACAGGGTCACGCGCTCGGCGTGACGGTGTTGGCGTCCATCCAGGCGTCCAGATCGGCCACGCGGTAGACCACGCGGCGGCCGAGCTTGATGTACGCGGGGCCGCGGCCGAGGTATCGCCAGGAGTTGAGGGTGGCCACCGTCGAATTGACGTACTCGGCGGCCTCGGGGGTGTTCAGGGTGGGCTTGTGAGCCATCGGTGTACTCCAGCGGGGCCTATGCGCGGCCCCCTCACGGTCGCCCCTGGTGGGGCTTCATATGTCCGGTAGGTATCCGTGCGGTGTACGTCCACCAAGTTAGACCGAGATCGGTTGTGTGCCAACGTGTCCGAGGTCTGCCAATGGGCACCGACGTTGACGCGGACCGTCAACCGTGTTGACGGCGCCCGTCAACACCGAGGGCCTATATCCGCAGGTCGCTAGACAAACACGCTGGTGGACATAGTTATCCACAGTGTTGTCCACAATGCCCAGGTAGAGGCCATATCGCACCGTTACCGAATTGTTATGCGCGTCCCGATGTCTGTGTCCACGGTTATGCTGCCAGGCATGGCAACGATCAGTAAGTACGACACCAAGGCCGGATCTCGGTATGAGGTCCGCTACCGGCTCCCCAACGGCCAGACCACGCGTAAGCGCGGGTTCACCACCAAGCGGGACGCCACCGCGTTCATGCACTCCACCGAGGTGTCCAAGTCCACTGGTGGATTCGTCCAGTCGTCGGCGGGCCGGGTCACGGTCGGCACACTGGCCGAGTCGTGGAAGAAGTCCCTGGACGCCAAGGCCGCCAAGACCAAGAGGAACCGTCTCTCGGTGTACTCCCACGACGTGGAGCCGCGGTGGTCCTCCACGCCGGTGGGCAAGATCAAGCGGAGCCACGTGGAGGCCTGGGTCTCCGAGATGATCGGCGCGGACCGCTCGGCGGTCATGGTGGAGGCGGCCCTCGGCGTCCTCCGGCAGATCTTGGCCTTGGGCGTGGCGGACGGGAACCTGGCGACCAACCCAGCGGCCGACGTGTCGGCCCCCAAGCGGCTCCACCGGGCGCGCGGGTACCTCTCCCACGCCCAGGTGGACGAACTGGCCACCGAGGCCGGGGACCGCGGCCGAGATCTCGTCCTGTTCCTGGCGTACACAGGCCTCCGGATCGGTGAGGCGGCCGGACTCCAGGCCCAGGACGTGGACCTGGCGCGGCGGAAGATCACCGTGGAGCGGGCGGTCACCGAGGCCGGATCGGCGCGGTACAAGGCCCCCAAGACCCACGAGCGGCGGACAGTCCCCTATCCGGAGTTCCTGGACGAGGTGATGGCCGACCATGTCCGCGGTAAGGGGCGGGAGGATCCGGTGTTCACCTCGGAGCGCGGGACGGTGGTCACGCCGTCGAACTGGCGCTACCGGACCCTGGCCCCGGCGGTGGAGGCCGTCGTGGAGCGGAACGTCAAGACCCGGGCCAAGGAGGCGGCCCTCACCGGCCACGCCACCACGCCGGAGTTCCCCACCGTCACTACCCATGACCTACGCCATTCGGCCGCGTCCTTGGCGATCTCGGCCGGGGCGAACGTCAAGGCGGTCCAGCGGATGCTCGGCCACGCCAAGGCGTCGATGACGCTGGACACGTACGCCGACCTATTCGAGGACGACCTGGAGGCCGTGGCCACGCGGCTGGCCTCCCAGAGGGCCGCGGAACTAGAGCGTGTCCAAACCGTGTCCACGGATACAGGAGAGGCCCTCTCCGATTGA